AGGTGCGCAAGGAGCACGACCACGCTATGGACGAGATTCGGTACTTTGCCGCCACCGTGGCCGGAAAAGAGGGGCGGGGCGGCTTTGTCGCCGGAAGCGTGGAGAGAAAAGCGTTTTAAGAAAGGAGAACTGCCATGAAATGGTGGAAACAGAAGCGGAGGGAGCCCCCCGCCGCCGTGGTGCAGGTGCGGCGGGGGGAGGGACAGCCCTTTGGGGCACTGGATCGGTATGTCCCCCTGCGTACCGGGGAGACGGCCCTGTACCGGGCCATCCGTGAGGGGGTGCCCATCGTGGACGCCGCTATCTGGAAGCTGGTGCGGCTGTGCGGCGGGGTGAGCGTCCAATGCGCCGACAGGGCCGCCCGGACGGGGCTGGAGGAGTTCTTCCGCACTGTGGACGTGGGCTGGGGGCAGCGGGGGGTGCAGGCCTTTCTGGACCGATATCTGGACGACCTGTTTACCTGCGGCCATGGGCTGGGGGAGGTGGTCCTTACCCCGGACGGAAAGGACATCGCCGCCCTGCTGTGCGCCGACCCGGCGCAGGTGGAGGTGAAGCTCGGGGACAATCCCCTGGACTTCAAGCTGTGCAGGACGGGGATCGGGGAGAACCGGGAGCTGCCCTGGCAGGAGCTGCTCCTCTTCACCCCCTTCCAGCCCACCGGAGACGCCCCTTGCGGGGTGTCGCTGCTGCGGTCCATGCCCTTTATGGCCGGTATTCTGCTGAGAATTTTTCAGGCCACCGGCCAGAACTGGGAGCGGGCGGGCAATCTCCGCTTCGCCGTGGTATGCAGGCCCGGCGAGGGGGAGGAGGCCTTCGCTCAGGAGCGGTGCGGCCAGATCGCCCAGGAGTGGAGCGCCGCCATGCAGGCCGGCCGGGAAGGCTCCGTCCGGGACTTTGTGGCCGTGGGCGACGTGGACATCAAGGTGATCGGGGCGGACAGCCCGGTGCTGGACAGCACTACCCCCGTGCGGCAGATTCTGGAGCAGCTGGTGTCCCGGACGGGCATTCCCCCCTTTATGCTGGGGCTGTCCTGGTCGTCTACCGAGCGGATGAGCGCCCAGCAGGCGGACATGCTCACCAGCGAGATCACCGCCATCCGCCGCTGCGTGGAGCCCGCCCTGTGCCGGACGGCCGAGCTGTGGCTGCGGCTCCACGGCTTCGTGGGGAAGGCGGAGATTGTCTGGGAGGACATCAACCTTCAGGACATTGTGGAGGAGGCCAGAGCGGAGCTCTACCGGGCTCAGGCCGAAAAATTAAGGAGGGAAATGCAGTGAAGATCGTCAAGCAGACAGAGGGCGGGCAGAACGCCGCCCTCAGCCCGGAGGACCTGGAGCTGATCGGCGCCCTGGCCCGGAAGCCCTTGGAGCCGGAGGAGGTGTACACCTTTTCCGTGCGGCTGTGCGACAACGAGATCGACCGGGATTTTGAGCGGTTCACCGTCCGGACTCTGGAGAAGCTTGCCCCCATGTTTGTGGGCAAGGCGGGCATATTCGACCACCAGTGGTCGGCCCGGGGACAGGCCGCCCGCATCTATAAGACGGAGATCGTCCGGGAGCCCGGCCGGGTGACCGGGGCCGGGGACGGGTACTGCTGGCTCAAGGGCTGCGCCTACATGGTGCGCATCGACGGCAACAGGGACCTGATCGCCGAGATCGAGGGGGGCATCAAGAAGGAGGTCAGCGTGGGCTGCGCCGTGGAGCGCGCGATTTGCTCCATCTGCGGCTGCGACCGGACTCAGACCGACTGCGGGCATGAGAAGGGTCAGGAGTACGGCGGGCAGCTGTGCTGGGCCGACCTGGAGGGGGCCAAGGACGCCTACGAGTTTTCCTTTGTGGCCGTCCCCGCCCAGCCTGCCGCCGGGGTAGTCAAGACCGCCCGGTGGGGGGACGCCCGGGCCGCCGCCCGGCTGGAAGAGGAGGCCGCCCTGGGCCGGAGGTGTCTGGAGCAGCTCCGGGGCGAGGTGGTCAGACTTGCCTTGCTGGCTGACCGGGAGCTGTCTGTCCAGGCCATGAAGTCCCTGGCGGACAAGCTGTCCCACCAGGAGCTGGAGGAGCTGCGCAAGTCCTACACCCGGCGGGCCGGGGAGCGGTTTCCTCTGAAAACACAGCTGAACTATGAGACCAAGAGCGCCGCCTTTGACGAGGAGAACAAGGCGTTTCTGGCGTAAATTTTAAGGAGGTTATGAGATATGGCATACTGTTACGACAACCTGAAGCTGGACAAGGGGATGTATCGGGAGGCTGGCCGGTCCTTCAGCCAGGTGCTGGAGCGGGAGGACCCCAGCGAGCGCTACAAGGGCACCAGCCTGGAGGGGCTGGACGCCTTTCAGCGGCAGCTCAAGCGGTTCAATATCAAGGTAAAGGGGGAGGCCAGCGACCCGGTGGAGGTCTTTTTCCAGACCTCCGATGCCGCCGTCCTCTTCCCCGAGTACATCGCCCGCACCGTGCGCCAGGGCATTGAGGAGGGGGACATCCTCCCCAGCATCACCGCCGCCGTCACAAGGATCGACGGCCTGGACTACCGCTCCATCACCTCCGAGGCCGGGGGCGAGGACAAGAAGCTGCAGACCGTGGAGGAGGGAGCCGAGATTCCCGCCACCACCATCAAGGTGCAGGCCAATCTGGTCAAGCTGAAAAAGCGGGGCCGCATGCTGGTGGCCAGCTATGAGGCCATCCGCTTCCAAAAGCTGGACCTGTTTTCCGTCACTCTGCGGCAGATTGGCGCCCACATCGCCCGCACCCACCTGGAGGACGCGGTGGACGTACTTATCAAGGGGGACGGCAACACCAACCCCGCCGCCGTCACCGCCATCGAGACCGGCAAGACCCTGGACTACGGCGCCCTGGTGGATTTCTGGGCCAAGTTTGACCCCTACACCATGAACACTCTGCTGGTGTCCGGCGATGTGATGCTCAAGCTGCTCAAGCTGCCTGAGTTCCAGAACCCCCTCACTGGCCTGAATTTCCAGGGCACCGGCAAGCTGACCACCCCCCTGGGGGCCAACCTGCTGCGCACCTCCGTGCTGGCCGAAAAGACCGCCATCGGCCTGGACCGCCGCTTCGCCCTGGAGATGGTTCGGAGCGGCGACGTGATGGTGGAATATGACAAGCTCATCGACCGCCAGCTGGAGAGGGCCGCCATCACCACCATCAGCGGCTTCGCCAAGGTGTTTACCAAGGCCAGCCAGGTGCTGAAAACCACCTGATATGATTGAACAGATACTGGCCCTGTGCAAGGCGATGGGGGCCGGTCAGGAGGAGCTGCTGCTCCCTCTGGCCCTGGCCGTTAAGGAACAGCTGACCGGACGGCTGAAGGAGGGGGCGTCCCCGGAGGACTGCGGGACCGCCTTCCCTTTGGCCGCAGCCATGCTGGTCATGGACCAGCTGTCCGGCGTGACGGGAGAGGGAGGGGCGGTCACCTCCTTCACCGCCGGCGACCTGACCATTCGGAAGGAGGCCGGGGGCGGCGGAGCAGGCAGGACCCTGTCCGCCCAGGCGGAGGGACTGCTGGCCCCCTGGCTGAAGGACGCCGGGTTCGTCTTTCTGGGGGTGGAGGGATGATGGAACGGATGTGGGCCGACATCCTGGAGCGCTTCGGTCAGGACGTGGTCCTGCGGGGAACGGAGACGGCGGCCTGCAAGGCCATGGTCCAGCCCTTCCCGGACCGTAGGGCGGAGCAGGAGACCGCCTCCCCTCTGGGACTGGGGTGTCAGGACCGGCTCCGCTACCTGGGCCCCGCTGGACATCCCCTGGACCTGGACACCGTGGTGGAGTGGAAGGGTAAAGAGTACCGGGTGGGATCGGCCCACCTGATGGGGGAGTATATCTGCCCCCACTGGCGGGCCGTACTCTACCCCAGAGAGGAGGTTCCGGAATGAGCGTGGGCCTGGAGAAAATCAGCCGGGAGATGGCGGACTATCTCAGCAGCCGGGGCGTCCCCGCCGTGACCGCCTTCCCGGCTGCCCCCAGAAAAGAGGAGGCCCGGCCGGTGGCGGTGGTCTCCCTCCGGGGGTGCAGGGCGGCCGGCTCCGGATTTCAGAACTACCTGGGGGAGCGGTATGAGGAGGAGACGGGCCGGTGGGAGGAGCGGTACGGACACCGGGCCGAGCTCACCTTCGGACTGGACCTCTACGCCCCCGAGCGTGGAGACGGAGAGGCGCTGCAGAGGGCCTTCGACACCCTGGCCGGGGTTCTGCTTCTGGACGGGCCGGAGGGAATGGAGCTGAAGGAGCTGTCCTGCGGCGAGACGGTCCGGGACGGAGAGAGCCGGCGGCTGAAACGGCCGGTGGAGGGGGTATTTACCCTCTATCTCAGCGCCGCGGTGGACGCCGGCGGCGCATTTACCGATTTTGAATTGCGAGGTGTGGTAAAAGAATGAGTATTACCGTACATCAGCGTCCGGGAGTGTATTCCTCCTACGACGCGTCCGGCCTGGTCAGCGGCGGCGGCAAGGGCCGGCTGGTGGGCCTGGTGGGCGTCAGCCCCGCGGCCCAGGAGGGAACGGTCCAGACCGTGACCAGCTACGATCAGGCCCTGGCCCTCTTCGGGGATCAGGGCTGCGAGGGTATGGCGGAGCTGATTCGTCTGGCTTTGAAAAACGGGGCCTCCGGTGTGGCGGCGGTGGCCGTGGCCGGAGCGGAGGGCTACGAGGCGGCTTTCGCAGAGATGGCCCGGACGGAGGACGTGGCCCTGGTGATCTGCGACAGCACCGATGCGGAGGTGCAGAAGAAGCTGCGCGCCAGCGTGGAGGAGGCCTCCGGCCAGCGCAGAGAGCGGCTGTGCGTGGTGGCCGGGGCCAAGAACGAGACTGTGGAGCAGTTGATTGCCCGGGCCAGCGAGCTCAACCATGAACGGGTGGTGCTGGTGGCTCCCGGCGGTGTGGACGGCAAGGGCGAGGCCGCCTCGGGACTGATGGTGGCCGCCGCTGCAGCCGGAGCCATCGCCGGGGAGAGCGATCCCGCCGTTCCCCTGGGGGGCGCTGAGCTGAAAGGACTGAGCGGCCTGTCCGCCCGGCTGGAGGACAACGACATCGACCTGCTGATTCTGGGCGGCGTTACTCCGGTGGAGAGCTTGGGCGGCGTGGTCAGCGTGGTCCGGGGGGTGACCACCCGCACCGCCTCCGGCGGCGCGGAGGACGCCACCTGGCGGGATCTCTCCGCCATCCGGGTGGTGGACGACGTGATCCCCGGCCTGCGATCCGCCTTGCGGACCAAGTTCCGCCGGGCCAAGAACACGGAGCAGAGCCGGGGCGCCATCCGCTCCCAGGTGGTGCTGGAGCTGGAGAACAAGTTGGCCCGGGAGATTATCACAGGCTATGACGGGGTGAAGGTGTCCGCCGACAGCACGGACCCCAGCCGGTGCCTGGTGGACTTCTCCTTCGCCGTGGCCCACGGGCTGAACCAAATCTGGCTGACGGCCCATATCACTGTTTAAGGAGGTTCACTTATGAGTATTCCCGGATTTCCCACCAGCAGCGACATCTACCTGGAGGCGGACGGCGTGCGGGTGGCGGTGGTGCAGAGCTACGCGGCCAAGACCACCAAGAGCAGCACGGCTGTGGAGGCCTTCGGCGAGTCGGAACCGGTGGCTACCTCCCCCGGTCAGGCCACCCACGTAATTGAGCTGAGCCGGCTCTACGCCACCGATCAGGCCATTCGGGACGGCCTGAATTTTTACGAGATGAAGGACTTCTCTCTGGTGATCTGCAAGCCCGACCGGAAGGTGATCTACTCCGGCTGCCAGTGGAGCTCCATTCAGGAGAGCGCCAGCATCGGAAGTATGGTGCTTGAGAAAGTCTCGCTGGTGGCCTCCCGGCGCATTGAGATTCCGTCATGAACAGAATAGCGGAGACGGCCGGCTGGACCATGAGGCCGCTGCCGGCGCTGGAGCTGCTCCAGGCCCGGAGAGAGGCCGCCGGGCTGGCCAGGGACAGGCGGGAGCGGGCACTGTGCAGCAACGCCTGCCTTCTGGCCAGAGTGCTGGAAGATGAGGAGAGCGGCAAGCCCGTTTTTCCCGACGGGAAGGCGGTGCTGGCCGAGCTGACGGCGGAGGAGATCGGTGCGCTGGCCGCCCGGTGGAACGCCTTTCGCCGGGGGAATGACCCGGGACTGGCCCGACTGTGCCCCGACTGTCAGGCCAGGGCGCTGGAGGAGCGCTG